GCTGAAGGTGAAGAAAAAGAAAAATTAGTTAAAGTTTTAAAAGATAAAACTAAATTAAAAAAAGAGTTAGAGAGTATTTTAGATAAATAAATATGAAATTTAACGAAAGGTTTTTGTATTCATTAAAGATTGTTATTTTATTAGTTATTATAGCTTGGCTATTATTTTCTAATGAAGAAGATTATACTGAAGATTACAATGCTAAGATAGTAGCATTAGAACAAAAAGTTGATTCGTTGCATCATATAAATGACGAATTGACTTTTAAAATTGATACATTAAATGGTCAAATATCAGAGTTAGATCAACAAATTGATCTTAAAGATAATAGAATAAGAACTTTAAAATGGAAAGTAAATGAAAAAGTTAATGCCGTTGATTCTTTTGATGATGATGAGCTTGAAAGGTTTTTCACAGAACGTTACGGACAGTACATCGATTCAACTGAAAAAACCAATAGCAAAATTAGTAATTAAGGACTTAATTACAGGTGATGGTATAAAAGAAGAATTATCACTTAGTATAAGCAAAATAAAGTTATTAGAACAAAAAGTTGTTTTAAAAGATAGTGTTATAAAAAATTTAGATTTTAAAGTAGGAAATTTTGAATCTATAATGCTAACCAAATCAGATCAACTAGCTTTATCTCAAGAATTATCAAAAAGACTTCAAAATGATTTAAAAAAACAAAAATTAAAAACTAAACTTATGGGTGGAGCAGGTTTAGTTGCTGTTGGGGCAGTAATTTTTATTTTGAAATAATATATGTCTGATTTAAAAAAAGTAATACGTCAAGAATACCTTAAATGTGCCCAAGACCCGGTACATTTTATGCGTAAATACTGTTATATACAGCATCCCCAACGTGGACGCATACAATTTAACCTATACCCATTTCAAGAAAAAGTATTAACGTTAATGCGCGATAATCCATATTCGATTATTTTAAAATCTAGACAGTTAGGTATATCAACATTATCAGCTGGTTACTCTTTATGGTTAATGACATTTCATAAAGATAAAAATATTTTATGTATTGCAACAAAGCAGGAAACGGCTAAAAATATGGTTACAAAGGTAAAATTTATGTATGAAAATTTACCTTCATGGCTGAAAATTGATGCAGATGAAAATAATAAGTTAACACTTAGGTTAGCAAATGGGTCCCAAATTAAAGCAACATCAGCTTCAAGTGATGCAGGTAGATCCGAAGCAGTATCTTTACTATTAATTGATGAGGCAGCTTTTATTGATAATATTGGAGAAATTTGGGCTTCAGCTCAACAAACACTAGCAACGGGTGGTGGTTGTATAGCATTATCTACACCTTATGGTACTGGTAATTGGTTTCACCAAACGTGGACTAGGGCAGAAGCATCGGAAAATGATTTTTTACCTATAAAATTACCTTGGTATGTTCACCCTGAAAGAGATGAAGCATGGAGAAAAAGACAGGATGAATTACTAGGTGACCCTAGGATGGCAGCTCAAGAATGTGATTGTGATTTTTCAACTTCTGGTGATATTGTATTTTATCCTGAATATATAGATTTTTATGAAAAAACATATATAAAAGATCCTATGGAAAGAAGGGGTGCAGACCAAAATTTATGGGTTTGGGAATCACCTGATTACACTAGAGATTATGTTGTAGTAGCTGATGTTGCTCGTGGTGATGGAAAAGATTATTCTGCATGTCATGTAATTGATGTAGCAAATAATACACAAGTTGCTGAATATAAAGGACAATTAGGTACAAAAGAATTTGGACATTTATTAATAGGTTTAGCTACTGAATATAATGAAGCGATGCTTGTAATAGAAAATGCTAATATTGGTTGGGCAACTATACAAGTTGCTTTAGATAGACAATACACTAATCTTTATTATTCACAAAAGAGTGACTCCCCAAATGCTAGTTCGTATTTTGACAAATATCAAGACCACTCTAAAATGGTAGCTGGTTTTACAATGTCATCCAGAACAAGACCTATGGTAATAGGAAAGTTTCAAGAATACATTAGTGATAAAGGAGTAACAATACAATCAAAAAGGTTAATTGAAGAAATGAAAACCTTTATATGGAGAAATAATAGAGCGGAAGCTCAAAGTGGGTATAATGATGATTTAGTAATGTCATTTGGTATTGCTATGTACATTAGAGATACTGCTTTAAGATTAAGACAAAGAGGTTTAGACGGAACTAAAAATGCATTAAGTAATATGTCAGTCAACAGAACACCATATCAAGGGGGTTATGGGACTAACCAACAGGGCAAAAATCCGTATGAACAAAATTTCGGAAATGGTAAAGAAGATATTAGATGGCTCTTCTAAATCATATTTATAATAATAATAATACATTATGGCTGATAAAAGCGTATTTTCAAGATTAAAAAGATTATTTTCAACTGATGTAATCATCAGAAATGTTGGGGGGAATCAAGTAAAAGTAATAGATAGTGGTAAAATACAATCAACTGGGGAATTACAAACTAATTCGTTAATTGATAGATATAATAGAATTTATTCTACTAGTCCTTCTTCATTATATGGTGCTCAATTTAATATGAATTACCAGTACCTTAGACCTCAATTATACTCAGAATATGATTTAATGGATCAAGATGCTATTATCGCTTCTGCATTAGATGTATTAGCAGATGAATCAACACTCAAAAATGATATGGGTGAAGTACTTCAAATTAGAAGTGCTAATGAAGATATACAAAAAATACTATATAATTTATTTTATGATGTATTAAATGTAGAATTTAATCTATGGATGTGGGTTAGACAAATGTGTAAATATGGAGATTTTTTCTTAAAATTAGAAATTGCAGAAAAGTATGGGGTCTATAATGTTATTCCTTACACAGCATACCACATCGAAAGACAAGAAGCTTACAACCCAGATAATCCGTCTGAAGTAAGATATAGATATTCACCAGATGGAATGGATAATTTAAGTTCTGGAATGTATCCTGTACCTGGAGCAGGTGGTGGAAATTTAGAAAATGAATCAGGCATATTTTTTGATAATTATGAAATGGCTCACTTTAGATTATTATCGGATGTTAATTATCTTCCTTATGGTAGAGCATATATCGAACCAGCTCGTAAATTATATAAACAATATGTTCTAATGGAAGATGCAATGTTAATTCATAGAATTGCTCGTGCACCTGAAAAACGTATTTTTTATATGAATGTTGGGTCTATTCCCCCAAATGAAATAGAAACATTTATGCAAAAAACTATTTCACAACTTAAACGTACACCATTCCAAGATAATAAAACTGGTGAATATAATTTAAAATATAACATGCAAAACATGTTAGAAGATTTTTATATTCCAGTTCGTGGAAATGATACTACAACAAAAATTGATACTACACCTGGGTTACAATATGATGGGATCCAAGATGTAGAATATTTAAGAGGTAAATTATTTGCTGCACTTAAAATACCTAAAGCATTTTTAGGTTATGAAGAAGGGGTAGAAGGTAAAGCTACATTAGCTCAACAAGATATTAGATTCGCTCGTACAATTGAAAGAATCCAAAGAATATTACTATCAGAACTAAATAAAATTGCTTTAGTTCATTTATATACCCAAGGGTATACTGATGAAACATTAACCAATTTTACATTAGATATGGCTAGTCCATCTATAGTATTAGAACAAGAAAAAATTGAGTTATTAAAATCTAAAACAGAATTAGCTGGAACATTATTAGAACAAAATTTAGTACCATCTGATTGGATATATGATAATGTATATCACTTTAGTGAAGACCAATATGATGAATACAGAGATTTATCTAGAGAAGATGCTAAACGTAAGTTTAGAATAGCACAAATTGAAGCAGAAGGTAACGACCCAGTTGAAACTGGCAAATCATATGGTACACCCCATGACTTAGCTTCACTATATGGTAGTGGAAGAATGTACACAAATCCAGGTGGGGTCCCAGACCCAGAAAAATATGCTGCAGATGATCCTAAATTAGGTAGACCAAAAGATACTAATGTAAAACGTAATACACAAGATGATAATTTTGGTAAAGATAGGCTAGGAGTTAAACGTATGAAAGATACAGATAAAAACGATTCTAATAGTATTAAAAATAAATTTAAAGGAGGTAGCCCATTGGCATTAGAAAGTGCTAGAACTACATATTTAAAAAACTTAGATATGTTTAAGTCTATTCCCCAACCTAACAAAAAACAATTAGTATTTGAAGAAAATAAAGATAATACTTCATTGTTAGATGAAAACCAATTAAAGAAATAAAAAACTTTACATATTTATAAATAAATATATTTTTTGATGAAGATAAAACACTCAAAGTACAAAAACACAGGCATATTATTTGAACTGTTAGTACGACAAATTACCGCTGATACACTTAAAGGTGGTAATTCACCAGCTATAGATATATTAAAAGAATATTTTGTTAATACTAGTTTAGGTAAAGAATATAAATTATATGAATCTATAATTAAATCTAAAGTAATAACTGAAGGTAGAGCTACATTAGTTATTGATACTATATTAGAAGCATCTACTAAATTTAATAGAAAATCTTTAAAAAAACAAAAATATAATTTAATTAATGAAATTAAAAAACATTATAATTTAGAATCCTTTTTTGGTTCTAAAATTTCAAATTATAAAGAATTAGCAGCTTTATATACTTTAGTAGAAAATGTTAACTCAAAATCTATATCAAATCCAACACAATTAGTTGATAATAAAATTACTTTATTAGAACATTTAACTAAAAAAGAAGTTACTCAAGACTCAAAACAAACGGTACTTGAGGAATTTTCTACATATGATAAAGATGTAAGAACTCTTACTTATAAAGTACTACTAGAAAAATTTAACGATAAATATGATTCATTAACTAACGATCAAAAACAAGTACTTAAAGAATATATCAATTCAGTAGATTCAACTCCTGATTTAAGAAATTTTTATAATGTTAAAATTAATGAATTAAAAAATACTTTAGTTAAAGAAACTAAAAATATTAAAGATAAAGCTACTCAAATAAAAATTACTGAAGTATCTAAATTTTTAACTGAATTAAAGAAAACTGATAAAGTTGGAGATAATAATTTAGTTGATTTGTTACGTTATTATCAATTAATAAATGAAATACAAGTAGCAAATGGCTCTCAAATATAAACTTAAAGAAGCACCATCCCCTAATTTAGCTGCTCAAGTTGGAGCTGAAATTGGTGATGTATCCTATTCTAAAGATGGAGATACTAAATTTGTAGTTAATTCTATAGATAAAGAAACAGGTCAAATAGGATGGAAAGTAATTGAACTTCCAGCATTTGATAAATTGAATGATGATGTTGATGAATTAGTTTCTACAGCCAAAGGAGTTTATACTAAAACCAAATCAGACGAAGAGTTTAGAAAAATATACGAAGAAGCTAGATTATTAAGAAATAAAATCAGAAAACACCTTCGTAACGAATACCCAGACGAGTATAAAAGAATGACCATGGAGGGGGAAATTGAAGAAGCTACGGGTGTTGATGGAGATGTAATAGATCTAAACCCAAGTAATAAAACAAAATTATCTAATTACGTTAAATTACCTCATCATTTAGCAGCATCACTTTTAGACATTGCTGATGAAATAATGGCTGATGAAGCTGGTACTATAGGTAACCAACCCCAAATAAAACAAGCTTTAAATCTATTAAAAAAAGCAGCAGAAAAAGCTATGACGGGAGAAAAAGAAGTTGAAGAAATTTCAACTTCGGGTGCAGCTGGTGCTTATAATACACCTTATGCTTTTGTAAGAAAAAAATTACAACCTGGTAAAAAGAAAAAAAAGAAAAAATCTAAATATAAAATGAAAATGCCATCTGGTATGGTAAGTTCTTTAGGTTATACTATGGGTGAAGGTAAATTGGGTGATGGAGCAGATTTAGGCCCTGGCCCCAAAGCAGGTCCTGACGGAGTTACTGATAGCGCTTATACAAAACAATTTAAATACAAATTAGTTCCTAAAACAAAAGATGGTACATATGTACAAAAAGGATCAGGAATGGTAGTTAAAAAACTATTTTAATATGTATAACCGTAATATAAAAGAAAACGAAGATAAAGCATCTAAATTTCATACGGAACGTATAGAAGCTTTTGATAAAATCGAAGCTAGATTTGAGGATATTAAAAAATCTATTAAATTAGCTAAAATAAAAACAATAAAATATTACAGAGATAATCCGGAAAGCTTTGCTGTCGTAATTGGGACAGATATGATTGACGATTATTTTAACGATATAGAAACATTATTACAATAACATAATTATGAAACAAACACCAAATCAATTATTCGAACAACTTTCAAAAGAATTTACTCCTAAAAAGGATAAAGAATTAATCAACGAAGAATTAGGTCAAGTAGTAACTTTAAAGCCAATCAATACTATTGAGGCAAGTGCTAAAGATCCATTTTGGACTAAATTTGAAAACTTTTTGGCTGAAGGTGGCACATTAGACCCTATTGTAAATACTGAAGAAAAAGTAAATACAAAAGAAGAAGACGAAAAAATTAAGGCTGAAGCTAAAAAAGTAGACAAAACTGTTGAAAACGTAGATTCTCATAATTATGATTATAAAGCAGAAAACATTAATAATGTTAATGCTCAAGAAGTACTTACAGGCATTCAATGTGAAATTAATTATAATAAAGAATTAACTTTAGATGAAGCTAAAGAATTAGCAGTTAAAAACTTATCTAAGGATCCATTACATTATGTAAAAGAAGGCCAATTTGGTGTTAAAGGTCTTGGATACACAGAAGCAAAAACTCAAAAAGCAGATGGTAAACATGCTTATAGTGGGTATAGTGAAAAATTAAAAGATGGTAGTACTGAAATGCAAGTAGTAAAAGAATCAATCAATGAATCTTTTGGCCAAGTAGTAACTTCAGGAAACCCAAATTCATTAGCAGCTCAATCAGGAAACGTAATTAGACAAATGATGGCTGAAAAAGAAGAAGCTCCACTACCAATGGATGAAATGGAAGATGAAGGTACAGCAGTATCCTATTCAGATACTACTATGGAAGCTAAAGGTAAAGATCATGATGGTGATGGTGATATAGATTCAGACGATTATATGGCAGCTAAAGATAAAGCTATTAAAGCAGCTAAAGCTAAAAAACCTAAAAAAGAATCAATCGATTCTAAATTAGCTGAAATTGGTAAGGCAGGGGATATTACTAAAATGGAGGCTCAGTTAGAATTTTTATCTAACCACATTAATGAAAAATCCGATAGAGTAAATTCAATATCAGAAGATGAAAATCTTAAAGAATTAATTGATAAGTCTAAAATGAAGGCAATGCAAAAGGAAATCAAGCTTTTAGAAAAAAGAAAGGGCAAGATGGAAAAAATGTATGAAAAAATGTGTGGTAAAAAATACAGAAAAGCCGAAATGGTAGATGAAATGGATGCCGTAAGCTGGAATGAAAAAAATAACCCAACTAGAGGTGCTGCTGGAGAAAGAGATCCTAAAAAAGTAGGTCAATCAACTTCTGATTACGCTATAAATAAATAGAAATGAGTAAAAAGCTATTAATAGAAACTCATACTGTTAAGATTTCTCCTTCTCAATTAACCGAAAATGTTAATACTGAGAGTGGAAATCTAATGGTAGAAGGTATTTTAGCTACGGCTGAAGTAAAAAATGGTAATGGTCGTTATTATTCTAAAGATTTATGGAATAGAGAAATGGATAAATATAATGAACTTATTGAGCAAAGACGTTCAATGGGGGAATTAGACCACCCAGAATCTACTGTTATAAATTTAAAAAACGTATCACATTTAATTACTGAATATTTTTGGGATGGAGATAATGTAATTGGTAAAATAGAAATTTTACCTACCCCATCAGGAAACATATTAAAAGAACTTATTAAAAATGGTATTACCGTAGGTGTATCATCTCGTGGTATGGGTTCTTTAGAAGAAAGAGATGGTGTAATGGAAGTACAAGATGATTTTGAATTATTATGTTGGGATTTCGTTTCAACACCTTCAAACCCAGGCTCTTATATGCATACTTTAAATGAAGGTAAGAATGTAGTTACATATGATTATACTAATGTAAATAAAGTAATACACGAAATCCTTTGCTCTAAAGGAAATTGTACTATTTTTTAATTCTTACTTAATCTACATATACGTATAACCGCAATGTGCCATGAGTACTTAGATATGGCACCAATATAAAATTATTCCCTATTACGATTCCTAATAATCGTATTTCACAAACTTAAATTTTGAGATTATGGCAAACAATGATTTGTTAAAAGAA